TATTGATCTCAGCAGTGTGACTGATATCGTCGATGCTGGCAGGCGGGTGGTTATTAAGGACGAATCCGGCGGGGCGGCAGCGAATAACATCACGATCATCCACGGCGGTAGGACTTTCGATGGCCAGCCCAGCTACGTGATCTCGCAGAACTACGGCAAGGTGACGCTGGTCTTCAATGGGTCCAATTGGTACATCGGTTGATGAACTGGATCATCAAATTTTAACGCAATGGTCACAAAGGTCAACAACACGGTTCTCAATGGCACGAGCCCTCAGATCTCTGCGATTGATGTTGGCGCGCTGACTGCTGGTACCTGCACGGTGACCACACCACCGTCGGGTGCTAATGACGCTGTCAACAAAAGCAGCTTGGAAGCTGCAATTCTGGCGGCTGTTCCGATCGGTGTCGTGCTGCCTTTTGCAGGTCCAGAAGGATCGGTTACTGCTGGATGGTTGCTGTGTGACGGATCGTCGTATGCTGCCGCGACGTATCCAGATCTGTTTGCCCTTATTGGTTACACCTACGGAGGGGCAGGAGCTAATTTCAATGTCCCCGATCTTCGTGGCAATGCTGTTGGTGGTCTCGACAATATGGGAGGAAGCTCACGAAACCTCGTGACGTCTGCAAATGCTGATGCGCTCGGAGGAGAGCTTGGAGAAGAAGAACACACGCTGATCACAGATGAGATGCCTTCGCATGAACATGCTGGATCGAGTGCTACTACGGATCCGGACGGTGAGCACCATCATACGGTAGTCATCTCAACCACAGACGTGGCCAGCGGCGCGGGAGCCACAGTTCTTGAGGCTAGCGGGAGCACTGATACTTCGATAGAGCCCGACCATACTCATGGTGTAAATCTATCAATCAGCCCAGAGGGTGGCGACAATCCGCACAACAATATGCAACCGACCATGTTCATGAACTACATCATCAGGGCCGAGTGATGGTAACCAAAGTAGACGCAACAGTTCTGGATCTCGATACACCGATTGTACCTAGCGGACGGTTTAGCACGCTCACGGTTGTCAATGATCCAGCAGATGCGCAGGGCGTTCCGAACAGGGCCTGGATCGAAGAGAATTTTCCTAGCGCCACAAGCAATAGCACGATAACCGATGCGACGCTGGCCTTCCACGACACAGTTGGTGGTGACGACACTGTCCGTTTCAATGTTGGTCTCGGCGATACGGAGGTGGGGCCGGACGTCGAAATGGTCGGAGATGGATCGATCACCGCCGAGGACGATCTCTATATCGGTTTCGATGCTGGCAACAGTGGAACCAAAACACTGAAGATCACGCGCGGTTCTTCGAGCACTGCGTCGTCCGAGACTGTAGTGGAGATTGGAGACGGTAACATGAGGCTCACGAGTCCTGGTGCGCCGGTTTACATGTTGCTGGATCAGCAATCACTCGGAGTGGAGCCGCCCGCATTCATCTATCACAATCCGGACAACACAGACCAGGGGTACACTTACGACTACACGAAAGTTTCGAACAAAGACGGAAGCATTTTCACTGTTTCAGCAGACACTGATCTCGCTCCAGGTGGTGAAACCGATGTTTTTGCGATCATGCAGGACGCTGGCCCTCTCAGCATCTATTTCGACTTTTTCAACGCTCTACTTAAGAACGTTCATGATCCTGTCGATCCGCAGGATGCAGCAACAATGGCTTACGTCGATTCTGTGGCTGGCGGCGGAGGAGCGCTTACCTTTTTGACTTACTCAAACGGCGGGCTCATCCAGTGGCCGGCGAGCCTGAACTCGGACGCATCGCCCAATAAGCCAACGGTGCAATACGGCACCACCAATGGGCCGGTGCTCAGCGGCGGTACCTTCGGGATCTCCTTCCAGCAGACGTTTACGCAGTTCATCGGCGTAGTTGTGCAGCTTATCGAGCCGACTTCGGGCACTGTTCCGTTCACTGGCTCGCTGGTATCGGCCAACGCTGCTGGGTTCACCGTTGCCTGCTATGATCTGAACGGCCTCACATCGTCGAATTGGGGGATTTACTGGGTAGCCTTTGGAAGGATTGCATAACCATGAGATATGCGCGCTATCATCACGAGGATCACCGTTTCGTCGGGTTCTACGACGATAGGGTCAGTGCGATACCCAGCAGGACTGTGCCTGTTTCGGACGAGGAGGTAGAGCGTCTTTCGATCAACGGCGAGCGTTTTGCTTACGACACTGAAGCTGGCACGTGGGTGGAGAGAAAGCTGACCTACGCCGAGTTGGAATCCGTGAGAAAGGACGCGCAGCGCACGGTGGATGGATTGGCTGCCCGAAAGCGATCTGAGTATCTCACGCTCGCAGCGGGGCAGGACACGATCTACGCCCTTAAATACGCGGAAGCACTGGCCTTCCTACAGGCAGGTGCCAAGGAGATCGATCCAGCGTTCTATCCTTTCCTGGATGCTGACTATCAAGCGTTGCGGGAGTCTGAACTCACGCTTACGCCCGTGCAAATCGCGCAGCGGATTATCGAGAGGCGCAACGCCTGCGTTGGGGCTAGCGCGCAGATCGAGAAGATACGTCGGACAGCCAAGGAGCGTATCTCTCGGCTTGGAGGCAGGGATCCGATCGAGAGCACGGTTAAACGGGCCGCAATGAGACTCAAGGAACTCGACAAGTGACAACCAAGGCCACACGGGACGTAGTCGACTTTAAGACCCGGGCCATCACTGATGGTCTGGTAGTTGATGGTGACTGCAGTGCGAACTTCGCGCTGAACGGCATCTCGGTGGGTTTGACTACACCCTGCGACGGCCAATTCCTGGACCTGGTTGCTGGCAGCCTGCAGGTGACCGGCCCCTTCAACATGAACGGTGCACGCATCATCAACATGGGTGCACCGATAAGCGGGCAGGATGGCGCCAACAAGGCTTACGTTGATGCGGCTCTTGGAGTCGGAACAGTAGGGAATGACTTTATTCCCCTTGGAGTGGTAATTCCTTTTGCAGGGGATACTGCACCGGCCGGTTGGCTTATATGCAACGGGGATACTGTTGGAAACGCAATTTCTGGCGCTGTAAATGCCGATGCAGTTTACGAAGACATCTTTGATTTCATAAAGAACTTCCCTCCAAATTTGGGCACCGAAGATTTTTCAGCGGGCGATACAGTTGTGCTTCCAGACTTGAGAGGAAAAACGGCAGTCGGGGTCGACGCAACTTCTATTGCAATCACCACTGGCGATGCAGCTTTTCTGGGGGACCAACTGGGGATAGATGAGGTTGTTCTTACGGAAGCTGAGATGCCGGTTCATACGCACTCAGGAACTACCGGGAGCGCTGGAGCGCATGCACATACCTACCAGGGGCATGGAGGTGGAAGCAGTAAAAATGGATGTTGTACTCCGTGGGATAGCCCGCTCACTCGTTCGACTTCAACGGCTGGTGCACACGTTCATTCATTGACAATTGATTCTGCTGGAAATGGCGAAGCCCACACGAATGTTCAACCATCCGTAGCGCTTCACTGGATCATTAAGACGGTCCCAAGTGTGCTTTCACAGGACGTCATTCTGGCTGACGGGTCCGTTTCGATGGATTCCGGAGCGAATCTGCAGTTCTCCGGTGGCGGAACGCCCACCGGGCTCCCGATAGTGGCTGTCGGGACGACCGATGCTGTGAGTAAGCAGCACCTTGACAATGCACTGGCGGCCCTGAGCTTTGACTCCGATTACATCAGGCTCGACGGGACCAATACACCGACCAGTGGTGTGCTTACCCTTGGCGCAAACCTGGACGTAGCGAACAATCGCTTGACGAATGTACCGGACGTCCCCGCAGCGGGAACGGACGCGGTGAACGAGAATCTGGTAGATTCCAAGGTCTCGACGGCGGTGACCGGTTATGTGACCCATCTGGGTTCGGCGTCTGTCAACATTGTGGCAGGGCCGACTGGCCCGTTTGTGCCGAGCGGAGGTGGCGGCAACCTGTTCTCAGATCCCGTCTTGCTCTCCAGCGGCGCGACCATAGCCATCGTCTATGTTAAAGCCCAGGATAGTGTGGGTGCTGGGCAAATAGCTCTAGTCTTCGAGCCGGGCGTGTTCCCCCAGGAGGTTTGGGTTCCGACGACATTGGTGCCTCCGGGTGATTGGATCACCCAGCAGGTTTTCGTTCCAATCACGACCCCAGGATCTTTCATCTGGGATGCTCTTTCTCCAGGTGCGGTTGGGGAGATGTGGCTCGTGGGCTACGTGAGGTAAGGGGCTAGGTCATGGTAGAGAAAGTCACCAGGGATGTGTTGGATCTGGCCATCAGGGCCATCGAGGCGGGGTTCCTGGTCGATGGCACTAGCGAGGCGTGCAGCGGGGCGAGCTTTGGGATCGAGGGCGTCCCGATTGGTTTGATCACTCCGTGCGATGGACGTTTCGTCGATCTCGATACCGACAATGACTTGACGGTCGGTGGGGACTTGCAGGTCACTGGAACGATTACCGCTTCTGGCGCTGACATGGACATGGGCATGTTTCGGATCACCAATATGCATGACCCAGTGGACCCACAGGACGCTATCACTTTGAGTTATGCCGATAGCCGCTATATCAATGCCGCTACCGACTCCATGGGCGGCCCTCTGTACCTGAGTGGCGAGCCGACTGCCAGTAATGAGGCATCCACCAAGAGCTATGCTGACAAGGCTTTGAGGCCTGATTCCGTCTCTGTTGGCACACCGACCGCGCCGAAGTACTACTTCTCAACTAACGGCCCGTCTGGGGGTACAGACGGTGATGTCTGGTTCCAGTTTGCCTGATGGCTGAGCGCATATACGTAGAGCCACCTTCATTTGGATGGCGGCAGGTTTCGCAACCCTACGTCAGGGTCGGCGGTCTGTGGCGCACATGCAGCAATGTTTACGTCAAAGATAGTGGACTCTGGAAGAAAGTTTTTCCAGAACTTCAGATCATTCCTGTTGTCACACTCTTCGGGGGAGCCTTCAACGGTGGCGAACAGACCAACGAGTACAACAACATCGTCAGTGCGATGACGACGAATGTGGTCTACAGCACATCGTTACTCTGTAACGTTCACCACAGGGATTCAAGCGCATATTGGGTGCTGACCCCAGGTAACTACTTCTACGTGGACAGCACCTTTATTGGAACCACGATGCAGATTGATCACTGGCAGGATGGTTTGGGCGTTGATGACACCATTCACAGTCCGTGCGGTGGGGGCGTTTCTAGTTACGTCCTGGCACAGGGCCGGTGGAATACCACTTTGT